CGGCGGAGAAGTCCAATCCAAGTTTTTTAGCCTCTACTTGAGCGGTCTTAGTCACCTTAATGATGTTACCGAAACCTTGCCGCAAATACTGAACCGCCTGTGATGCAGACAAGCCGCCGGTTGTTAACGTAGCGATTGCTGCGTTTAGTTCTTGAGTGGAAATTCCTAGATTTGCAGCAGCCGGAATTACCATACCTAGAGAAGTTGCCAGGTCTTGCATGTGCATTTTACCATATTTCACAGTCGTAAATAGCTCATCAGACAGCCTTCGAGCATCTTTCACCTTTAATCCGTACGCATTGATGATTGTAGTTAATACGTCCGTAGCTGCGTATGCCGTGGTTGAACCCCCGATAGCTAGTTTGTTAGCTTGGTGCAGGAGTTTTGTAGCATCAACCGCATCAAGAATACCGGAAGATATAGTCCAGTACAGAGCATTGGCTTGGTCTACCGGCCCTTCCCCGTAGGTCATTGCTAGCTTTTTTACTTCTTTGTTAAGCTCTGCAATGCTGGTACGACTAGTATCCGCAATGGTTTGAATCTCACGTAACGAATGCTGGAATTCAACTGCTGCTCTACCAAGATAACCTAACGACGCAATAACACCGATACCCGCAGCTATAGAAAGAAGCGAAGTCCTAATGCCGCCTAGAGCCTTTTCCATATCTCTCCGAGCTTGTGTTGCCGTATCTTTCATTGTTCCCAGCATAGACACAATACGTAAGGCGGGGCCGGTAAACGCATCCCGCAATCCAATAGCAATCCCGAGACTGAATGTTCTCGATTCCATATGTACACCCCCTCCCCGAGGTTGTATGTAAGACGGGTGTGCCGCAGACACACCCGCTAATTACTACTTGTCCAATGCTTTCTTATCTGCGTCGAGTTGCAGTTTATGTCTTTCAACAAACCATTGACGTAATGATGTTGGCATATCAAAAATATCTTTCCATGAGCCTAAGTAAGATTCAGAACGTAGTAAGAAGTAAGTATCTTCTCTTACACTCACTTCTCTGGGAAGAAAAAATTAACCTGCGACTCCACTGTACCTGTCATTTTCCTTCCGCATGATTCACAGCGCACTTCGATAGATGTGTCGTAGCCATAATCCGTATCTTTGAGTAGGTCGCGGAGCTTTTTACGCTCTCTGACGCTCATATCCTTGAGCCATTTGGATACGCCGTTGGGATGAATACCTTCTACTTCCTTTATTCTGCTTAGCATCCCTATTGTGATGATATCTTCCCCTGTATCCGCCGCCTTGGATACGCGCATTTCTCCGCGTCCATCCATATACCCAACTTTAACCAGCTTGCCATCAATGGTTGCCGTGAATATCTTCTCCGGGTCTTTATCTGGGGCCTCTTTTATAGGCAGTAACCCTAGGTCGTACTCTCCCCAGTATTCTCCATTACAGTTTTTGTTGGAACACTCAAGTTTGATGTCAACCATGTTACCATAGGACAATTTCCTTAACTCTATGAGAGCTGCAAGTCTATCCGGAGATTTTAGCGTAAGAACCATTTCCTCTGTTACTGGGCTGTCTCCATCGATGTCCAGGATGGTAGCTGCAAGAATCTGGTTGAGGGCTTTCCCCGAGCGCACCAGTTTTTCATTTGTTAGCAAGTCTTCTTCATGACCAGTCATCTCACGTAGTGTTATGGTAGTCCCGAGCGGCAGTGTAATAGTTTGTTTTTCCATAATGTCACACTCCAATTCGACTTCTGTACATATATTCCCATATCTACTATACAGGGTTTAGAAGTTCCCGTCCAAAATATGCATGAAAAAGCCAGTACATTTTCAGTACTGGCTTTATGGGTGTATTTTCTTAGACGATCTCAAAGTATTGATAGGAGATAGTCATGCTTTCGATAGTGTTGTCTGAAGACCCACCTTCCAACTCTCCAAAGTCTGCTTCCTTGATATATGAACCATAGAGCCGCCAGCGTTTAATTTCTGCGCCCTTTCTGTCATACTGAATGATGTCAATATCTTTCTGGTATTCGGAAACAAAGCCGCCTGTATGATTCACTGGGTCCATGCTAATGCACTTTTTAATCCAGTCAATAATATACATATCAACTTCTTCTTGAAATACGCCCTTTTCGATTGTGATGTCCGTGAATTTTACTCTTCCCGCAGCTTTCTGGGGGAAGATAGACCCCGCTTGGTTAAATTCAACCTCGTCGAACGTCATTTTTGGTAGCGGGCATTTTTGAAATGCCGCCACTTCCATGCCACCAATATCTAAGCCAAACTGCCACTTTTGATGCAAGCTCAGAGGCTTTAGGGGTGCAGTATCCATTATTTATCCCTCCTTATGCAGCGGTTCCGAATAGTTCTCTAAATGCAGCACCGCTAGGCGCGATTACGAACTCCATACCAATGAATTCCGCTGTTTTTGTTGGCTTAATGAAAATTCGTGCGAGTAATGTATTTGTATCAATGACTTCTGGTGTATTAAGGGTTTCATCGCACTGAATATAGAAGTCATATAACCCGCCTTTGTCCTTGATATTTTGCATAAACGGCCCCACCAGTCTCACAAGGGCATTCCAAGTTTGTATATTATTGGGCTGGAATGCCAGCTGGCGTACTGCACTGACTGTTGCTTTTTCGATGTGCAGCAACAACCGCCTGATGTTTACCCTATCAGTTGCGGATGCTTTTAATTGCAGGGTTTTTTGGCCCCAAATCACGATTCCGCCATCCGTGAAACTGGCAATTGGGTTGATGCCTTCTGGATAGAGGACATCTCGTTCCCCCTGAGACAACGACCGCTCTACCCCGACAACATTGCGTATTACGCCCCGGGTTAAACCTGCGGGAGCTGTCCAGACATAACCTACTTGGTCATTGTAGGCAAACTTACCTGCGACCGCACCAACGGGGGATATGGACTTAACCATGTTGGTTAATGGGTCCGTAATCTTTAACCACGGATAGTACATGGCTGCAAAGCTAGAATTGAAAGCAGGGTGCGTATAAGTGCCTGTCCCCTTACGGTACTCTGCCGCTGTAGCCGCCGAAAGATTAGGCGGAGTATCCAGAATTGCGAAGCAGTCATTTCGCTGAGTATCTACATAGGTGACAATGCCTGCTGCGACTGTTGGGGCGTAACTTCTATCCGCGACGATGAGCAAGTTTAGATGCTCAACAGCATCCAGCGCGTATAGGCCCGTTTTGTATTCCTGTTCCCCGACGTAGTCTGTGTCTGCCAATCCCGCTAGGCCATCATCCCCACCGGCTAGCGAGAATGTACCTGCGGCAGGTAGATTCTTCGGAGCAGTGGATGCGGAGTCAAGATTGCTGACAACTATGTACTTTGAAATACCGTTTATTTTTCTCTCAAAGTAGTCAACAGATGTCTCATCCATTACTAAGTCTTCAAATTTCTCTCTGCGAACGCCATTCAGCTTCACCTCTAGGTCAAATCCGTTTGTTACTCCGTCCGCATCACTGACTACGCAGGAAAGCCCACCTGTTGCAGCATTTCCCCAGATACCATGCGTAATTGCTTGTATTTTAATAGTGTTTTTCGGTGTAGTCTCTCTATCCTTGCAGCTATACAGGGCAGCTTTAGACGTGGGTTGCCCGTTAGCGTCGAAGTGTACGATTCTGTTGCCCCATAGAATTTTTCCACCATTATCAAAATATGCTTTGGCAAGGTATGCTCCTTGGTAGCCGGAGAGAAATCCGCCAAATTCTTGCTTGAATTCAGGCCACGATGTGCATAGTTGTGGTCCAAAATGGCCTTTTTCAAACACGCCGACTAGCGCAGTTGCCGAAGAGGACTTCGCGCTAACATAGGCGGAAAAGTCTGTTTCTTTAGGATACACTCCCGGTGAAAGATAAACCGACATATTTCTCTACCTCCTTTAAGAAACCTCAGAACGAATTTCTAAGATTCCACTTTTTTCTGCATTGTAAAGCTCAAAGCTTACATTTTTCTTTGGCAGTTTCACTGTTCCCCGAGGGGGGATGTATACGCTCTCCTCTCCGGGAATGTTATATATCCTGCCTTCCCAGAGAAGATTCTTTATTACAACCCAGTCCTCTTGGTTTTTCTGCGGCTTTTCTTTGATTATTTGTTGCACGAGAACCGGCTCGCCGGTTTCTGTAACCATATCAATTGGTTGTAGTAATTCTTTCTTAGCCACGTTATGGTTCACCCCCCGTTAAGTCAGTGTTTGTTCTACCATAAATCATATCATCTGTTCCCATTTGTAGCCAGTCAATACTTGTTCGAACCACTGTTTTAATGTTGGTGTACTCTTCAAGGTCTAGCCATGCGTCGACTTTATATGTCAGCGCATGGCGGAATCTACGATACCCGGACGTAAACTCCGAGGTTAAATCCATCACGTCTACAAGCCGAAACGGAAAATCCATGCGTAAAATGGTATCTTCCGAATCTACGTATACCACGGAAATGTATGACCGGAATCCCATAGGCGGCATTTTCTTAAGAATGCCCTCCATAATTGCAATTACATGTTCTTGGTAGTCTGCCAGAAAATCAACCTGATAGTATATATTAAACGGATGCATATATTCTTTTATTCCCATTTCCGTTTTATTGACCGTGGTGTACTTAGATATCTTCCGCCGTGATGTATACCGCCTGCTGTCAAATGAAATAGGGAGTCTATGGACACAAATACTAGGAACCAAGTCTTCCCCGCGTTGATTAGCCTCCATCTCCGCTATCTTAGACAACCATGTCTCCGGACTGGAAAACACAACTTTCACTTCTTGCGGATTTCCGGCTGTGTTCACAACAGTAATTCCTTTGAGCTTTAGCAGGATTTGTTCATCACTCTTTTCAATCATCATTACTTCATCCCTGCCCCGGCCCAGATTTGTTCGAGTCGATTCATCAAATAATCTGGGAATTCATCCTGAATAAGCTCTGCCATTGGCCTCCAGTGAGGGCGCGGCGGCATCCTACTTGTGCCGTACTCCAGAGCTTCTCCAATGGCCTTTAAGGGTTGTCCATTGTCTCCGTATTCTCCGTGCAATATACCTATTCCCCATCCACCAATATCTACCGGCGCAAGTCTAATAGCCGCAAGGTATGTACCAGTGGCTATCAATATTCTAGGGTCTAATCCCTTAGACAACTTCCAGCGTAAGTAACGGTCGCTGAGCGGAGCAAGCCCGAACACGTTCTGCTCAATGTATGCCACAAATTCTTCCCGTTTCTCTTCTAGATACTCTCTAATTATGTTCTCTATGGTTTCATCTACGTTATCAACGAACAGGGCTAGCAACTCTTCCGCCTCATTCCAATTCCCAATCAGGATTACCTCATCTTCTGCCATCTGTCTGCCTCCCCCCTTACGGAGTTCGCTGTCGCGGTTACACACAGCGCGACGGTCAGAAGGTGTATTTGCTGTTCTTCCACTGTAGGAAGAACTCCGCTATCCCACATTCTTCGAATGATGAAATCTTTTTCATTAAAATTGATAACATCCGCGCTATCCAGCCAAAACTTTTTACGTGTCTGTTCACCTGCAGTTATTTGCACGATGAGCGCGAAGTCCTCCTGCAGGCCGAATCTTGTTAGCATCTGCGGCCTTGCTTCTGTGCGAACTAGGGCCTGTAACACAGGTAGTTCCCCGTTTACCAAGACGTAATTCTTCTTAATGGACTCTAAATAAAGCTTATCAAATTCTGTATCCTGCGCCACCCGTTTTATGCAAATGGGGTGGGTGACATAGCGATAAGTTTCTTCCAATGCCTCTTGTATATAGGCAGTATAGTCCATGTCACCCCTCCTACCCGTAGATTAATGGGCTTCCCCCTTTTAGTGACGAGAATGCCCTTGCCTTTTGCAAGGCTCCTTCCTCGCGCAAAGCTTTTCCATTATCGAAGGTCATATCTCCCGTGGCAGTAGGAACTTTAACTAACCGCTTATTCCGTGCATTACCCCAGATTTCTTTTGCTTCTCCACAGGCGTAGTCAACGAACATGGCCCTATCCCGTTCTGACACAGACTCCAGCGAATGTAGTATATGCGCAATGTAGATAACCACACTTGTTTTACTTGGTTCTGGCGTTAGTGTAAGAATGTTCTCACTGGTGTTGTATTCCCAGTCTGGGCCATACATGATTCTTTGCGTTTTATCAACTGCGTTTGTTACGGCTTGCAACCCGGGGTCACTACCTACGGAAGCACTTCCAAAAGGTTCAAATGCAACATCCTCAACAGCAAGAACATCTGCGGGAAGTATGTACTGACTAGTGCCAGCCACAACATTCAGTACTCTGTATGCTTTTCTTGGTCTGTACCTTGAATACTCAGCCAGCGTATTTTCTAAAGCGAATTCAATCTGCTCATCCGTAAGCTCAGAGAGTCCCGGATTGCCAAGAATTTTCCTTAGTTTCCCCACAAGTTGTTCTTGTGTTTCTTGCATAACCTTTTACTCCTCCTTAGACTGCTTGCCTTCCTTTCCCGGCTTGACGGCCTGAGACAAATTCACAGGCTTGAATATAGTAGCGTACTTGTTTAGGAACGTTTCATCTGCCTCAATGGTCCCTCCCGGCTCTACTTCATACTTGTTCATCAGGTCATCATAAACAACCTGAGGTACTTTTGAATAGTTTACGAAAAGCCGCTTAGCCATACGGAATCCCCCTCTGTATTTACTAACTTAGATAAGGGGGCGGGTTTCCGCCCCCGAGCATTACGGTGTATTAGTGATAGTGACTGTCGAGTAGTAATCTCCCGTTACGAGCTTACGGGCATACCGGCTCATAACGCCCCGACGTGGTGTGAAGTCGTTAGGGTCAATAATTGTCGGAGTTGTATAGAGCGGCACATAAGGTGCATAAACGTATCCCGTCTCGAAGAACGAATTACCCTTATAGCCTAGCAGCATCTTGTTTGCAACTGCCATTGGGTCTTTGTAGACACGATAGCGTTGCCTGTAGGTGCCGATGAATTGCAGGCCGGTCTGAACCGACTGGTCGGAACTATTAGGTGAAGTTTCCAGTTTGAAGCCATTAAGTTTTTCCATTCTTGCGCAGATATCTGGCGAGGCGACAATCCACGTGGTATCTCGGAGCCGCCTCTTGAATACCATTGTGTTAGCATCCACAATTGCATGCCACAGAGTCTCATCGTACTCCTTCTGGCTACCGGAGAAGTCTGCAGGCCGTACGGAGTTCCAGTTAACGTTTCCAGCAGATGCGCCATTGAACAGGTCATTAACAATAAGTCTGTCAATCTCTCTCCGAACTTCATCACCAAGTACATTGACCAATTCTGCTTCCGCATCTAGGCCATGATAGGCCATAAGGTCTTGCTGAGCCTCCAGCGACCATTTTGCCTTAAGTTTCTTAGTTTCCGCCGTCACGGAATCTGAGCTGATTGCTAAGTCCATCTCTGGTACAACGAGCCTGCCATCTTTACCCATAGCTTCTGTGTCAAAGTTATAGTCAACAGTGATAGCGGCACCAAGTGCTGGGGCTTGAGCGAAGGTAATAGCTGCCGTCTGTTTGTTGTTTGTAGTAAGGGCATAGTTAGCAACGATAGCGGAGTTGACATAAACAACAAGAGAACCTGCAAAAATTGGGTTATATGCCAGAGTGAACACTTGTGTGTTGCCGTCTCCCGTGCCGATAAGCTCACCCCGCACAATACCGGAGGCAAAGTACGGATTGGGCTTCCCACCGGGGAAGTCTATCCTGTCACCACTGACTGTAGGAGCCTTATCATTTCCATACCGGAAGTCTAGATAAAAAATCATGCCGGTAGGTTGCGGAATAGGCTGAGTGCTAACCAGCTCATTGGCGATTAGGCTAGGGAAAA